TATGCCGTCGGAGCCTACCGCAGGCTGGGATTCCGCGCGACCGGCGACGATTCCAATCGGTTCATGTTCATTTGACTGAATCCAGTCAAATTCTTTTAGTTCAATGTTGTTCAATAATTCTAAGGCATTGACTGAACAATCCTGAATATTCTTTTTCATTCTTGCGTCAGACTGGTTTATAATATCCCAGTTGTGCATATCAATGTCTGAATAAATATCAACATTTACACCGTTATAGATTTTGAAAACTTTACTTTGTCCGTTTATTTCCACACAAGTAGTGTTTGAACTGTTGCACCACGTCATCTCACCACGAATACCACAGCCGCCACTACTCCAAGCTATGACTCGGACATCATCATTTAGGTACAAGTTACCATCCGTATATGTTGGACAATTAAAATGTATTCCTTTAGCGTTTGAACCATTTGCCTTGTGGTAATAAATAAACTTAACATTATAGATACCACTACTAGAATCTTTTGCAGCCCAACACATATAGGAAGCGTCGTACTCCAAGTCAAACACAAGCCCCCGGAAAGAATCCTGCCCTTGAAAATTATTGGTACCAATTTTACCAATAGTGCTGCCTTTATAATAAAACCAACTGCCCGAATAAGTTAATGACATTAACTTGTTATCTGACGTATCATAAATATTTAGTGCTGACCCCTCAAATTGAATATATTTTGAACAATTGTTCCAAGCAATCCTCACATAAGAATAGGATTGGGTTAGTTTCGTGGTAAAATCAGAACTATTTAATTTTTTGGATACTGTAGATTCAATGCTGTTTGTTTTTATATCAATTTGTGCAGAGGTATAATAATTTCTTAATTTATTATCTACATAATTAGTTGCAGTCTGTTCAGCCTGAATTAATATTCCATTCTTACTCGCATTGATCTGACTGTTTGTTTCAGTTTTCGTATAAACGTTTGAAAACTTAGAATCCGTATATTGATAAGCAGTATTTCTTGCCTGAATCAGAATCCCATCTTTTGTTGTATTGATTTGGTTATTCACTTCGTTTTTGGTGTAATAACCTGTCAACATTTGATCTGTATAAGATTTAGCTTCTGACTTAGCCTGAATCAAAACACCATCTGTACCAACTTTGATTTTATTGTCAACAGTCCACCGATCATAATAATCTTTCAATCTCCCATCTGTATAACCATAAGCGGTCTCTTTTGCAGACAGAAGGATACCTTCTTTGTTTACCTGTAACTTATAATTAATTTCTGATGCAGTATAATAATTCTGTAATCTTCCATCTGTATAACTCTCTGCATTTGATTCAGCAAGATTGATCTTATTCTCAACACTTGTGATATATTCAATTGTCAATTTACTTGCATCAATAGAATTGGCTGCAATCCTATCACCAAGAATCCAACCATCCATTGTGATAGCTGTTGTAAATCTTCCATTATATCCTGTGTCGGAATGACCAAGACCACCTAAATTAAATCTCCAAACATTTCTTGCTGTTTCTTTATCGTCTGTATCCATGCACAACATTTCATTTGATTCATAAATCATATGACCGTTTGTCATCCCCTGAATCAACTGTGATGCATTGTCTTGTGCCTGTTGAAGAATCTTATTTGGTGATGGTATTTTTTCAATCTTATCCAAAATATCTGTACTGACATTATTATTCTGTGATGTTAAAGTTACTTTTTCCTTTCCACCTAAAGTAACTGTTGCACCTGACGGCTTATCCAAAGGAATTACTAATTTTGTTAATGGAAAAAACTTATCTAACCCATGTGGTGATGACACTACATGAACAGAATCAAGAATTTTAAATCTTTCAATGGCACTATCTGATAGATGCAGATCAACCGCTTTTGCTTCTATAACTGCATCTTCCCATTGTCCTTCCTTTAAATACGCTTCACCTTTCGTTTTTAGGTTTGTAGGGTTGTGAACATCATCCCATTTCGCCACTTTTGTGATTCTTCCATAATGATCTACCGCTGTTTGATTTACTAATGCAACTGAATTATTATTGACTTCTTTGATTGTCAACCGTTCTTCTAGCGCTTCGATAGAACTTTCTTCCAATTTTGCACCAAGAGGAATTAAAACTGTAACCAAATCTTCAACTGTGAAGTTCCTCGTGAAATCTAATAAGTTTTCCCCAAATCTGATTGACTGTGTGCAAGTGTTCAACGTATCCGCTATATAGTCAATATAACGAACACCGTTTTGATATCTTGTCCTAACATAACCACCTAAATCATCAACTAAATCTTCCTTTATGGTCTGCATACTGCTTTCCCAATTGGTATATCTATATAAACTGTCATTGCTGTCTTTTACAGTTACAATCCCAACTTGAAATTGTCTGTCAGAAGCTACCTGATCATTGTGAGCATTTAGGATTGTTTCCAAATAACCTCTTACTGTCATGTCATGATATTCTGCCGGATGTTGAACAGAATCGTTCAGGTATGCAAGATCACCCTCACAGAATATCTTTTTTGTCTTATTAAACAGTTCACCATCTTCTGTGATTCTTCCACGGAAGATTTCAGTACCATCTTCCTTCACCACCACTTCTGAAACCATCTTTTTCAATGAGTTATATTGTGGGTGGGTTGGTGGAATCTTAAATTCAAAAGAACCTGCCTTGTTTGCCTCAAGCGTTAATTTAGGTTCAATCAAAATCAAAGATTCATCACGTAAATCATGTATGGGGATGTCATTGTAGTAAACTTGATACATTACAACATCCCCCTTCTAAATCTAATTTCTAAATTTCCATGACCACTTATAATAAAATCGTTGTTTCCTTCTTGCAATCGAATATCAAGTATTTTTCTTGTTCCTGCTTCAATTTTATAAACAACTCCTCCAAATTTAATGGTAAATGGTGCATCACAAACAAATGTCGGTGATGTGATTTCCCTACCGTTTACGATGGTAATTTGTTGTGTACCGTCAATTGTGAATTTTGTTTTATAGATATCACTATTCCTAAAATTAAAAGTATCCCATAACCAAGCCCCACCTGTATCAAGTTCATACTTATAAGGTGATACGTCACATTTTATTACAAGTGTACCGATTGCCTTGTTACTAGAAAATTTATCTATGATACACCTACCTTCATAATAATAGAATTTGTCAGAATCAAGAATTATCTGCATTTTTTTACCGTGCAGATAATTCTCTATTTCAGTTAAAAGAGTGTCCCACCTTGTCCTATTATTTATCATATTGAAAGTCAATGTGAGCATTCTATTTTTATACTTTATGTCATCCGACAAAGATTCTGTAAGGTCTAACACTCCATTCATGCCGGGAACTTCCTGTGTTTCCGTTTTAGGTTCGGGAAATGATTTTTCTACCTTTGTAAGAATCAATTTCCAGTCATCATAAGTATGAATGTTACCTATTTTTACACCAAGCACTTAAATCACTCCCCTTTTTTCTTTATTCGCCAATTCTCCCAATCGAGTATTTATTTTTGGTGCTAATTCCCCAACCAATGCGTCAGTATCAAGATATATTTTCCTATCCATAACCTTTAACATTTCCGGGAAATACTCACTCAGCAATATCAGTAAAGCATCTAATTTATCAAGCAATGCTGCATTTTGTTCTGCTACTGCCTGTCTGATCATATTCAGCATGGTTTCCTTACCAATCATCACTTCGTCACCTGCTTCACCTGCACCCTTCGCCTGACCCGTTGCCGGGTTCATACTGAAAATAGTAGGCTTCGTGAACATTACAGGGTTGTCCATAGCTTTCTTGTACCAAGATACGCTAAAATGTGGTATCTGTGGTGGATTCAAGCTAAACTTTCCTGAAATGCTGAAATGCGGTAACTTAATTGATGGTAATGACCAACTGAAATTGAAGAAACTCTTAATCTTGTCAATCGCATTTTTTACAATGTTCTTTGCACTTTCAAAGATGCTACTGAACTTCGATTTAATAGATTCCAACACACTTGACACCGTGGACTTTGCCGCATTCAGACCGCTTGAAATAGTAGACTTTACCCCGTCAATCACGTTTGACACCGTGGATTTAATGCTGTTCCAAATATCACTAAATACAGACTTGATGCTGTTCAGCACATTGGAAACAATACTTTTTGCCGCATTTAATGTATTGGAAATAATTGTCTTAATTGCATCAAGTACCGTTGTAACAATGGATTTAATAGCATCCCATATTGTAGAAAATATGGATTTGATACCATTCCATACACCTGACCAATCCCCTTTGATTGCTGCGGTAATTGTCTGAATGATCTGCTGAATTACCGTCATAACGGTACTGACTACTGTTTTGATTACTTCAAACACCGTCTGTATTACAACTTTGATGTTCTCAAAATGTGTAGTAAACAGGGTCTTAATAGCCTGAACAATCGGTGAACTTGAATTGTATACTTCCGTAATCTTGTCTACAATCCATTGAAAAGCCTGCATCAGTCTATCACCAATAGCAGATACCAATTCACCAACAGCAGTTATAATTGCTTCAATGTACGGTCTTAGAAACTCAAATGCTGCCGTTAATGAGGTTGTTATCCATTCTGCGACACTGTTTACAATATTGCGGAATGTCTCAAAGTGGTTATAACAATATATAAGTCCTGCGGCTACTGCTGCGATAGCTGCGACAATAGCAATATATGGTGCTAACATTGCTGCTGTTGCGGCAACGTCAGCCCACTTTGCAGCAATTAACGCACCCAAGCTTGCACTTTCTGTAGCATTCATTGCTGATTTAATAGCCTGTGCGGCACTGTGTAGCCCTACGGCAGTAGTCAGCCCCCCTATAACTGCCGCTACTCCTGCAATAACACCCTTATATTGATTAAACCAGTTAATCATACCGGGGATTTTATCAGATACACTTTGTACAGCATCAGCCATCTTTTTGACAATACCTACTGCAAGCGGTAATACATTTTGACCAAGGACTGACTGAAAATCTGTCCACGCTTGTTTCAAGTTTCCTGTTTGGTTTGTCCAAGTATCAGATTCACGTGCAGCCTGTCCTAATGCTCCGGATGCCTTATTTGCATCTTCTACCATTTGCAGTAACGTCAACTGCTTTTGGGCTTCTGATAAGTCCTTGAAAGATTTACCGTATAACCTATTGGCAGCTTCATTTCTTGTTACTTCCGTACAGGACAAACCAAGTGCTGAATCATTTTCATAGTTTCCTTTCAGGAAGGATTGTAAACTTTCTGTTGTTTCTTCTAGCGTCCTATCATAAAAGGCTGCACTATCCGCAACTGCCACCATAGCACGATCAGCAAGACCTAGTGCATTTGATGTGTCCATTCCTGTTGTTTTTGCAAAGGCAGCTATTTGTGTATAACTGCCTTTCATTCTGTTCACCTGAATACCAGTATTGTCAGCAATTCCTGTCAGGGACTTTTTCGCCTGACTCTCCATATCACCGAACACCTGTGAAAACTGTGAAGATGCTGCATTTGCATCAGCGGCGGCATTGATACAATTTAGACCAAAATCTTTGATCTTATCTACTGCAAAAAAAGTCGCTACCGCCGTACCTATTTTCTTAAATGCACCGCTGATCTGATTTTCTGATTCCTTTGCCCGGTCTGTTGTATCGTCAATCTGTTCGTTTGCATCAGCATTTTGTATTGCTATTGTACCGAACAGTTTAAATAATTCCATTCAATATATTCACTCCTTCCGCTATTCAGGAATGAATGTGTTCATCATATTCCAAGATTCATTTACTGTTGTTTCAAGTTCTTTCTTAGAAATAGGTGGTTGTGGTTTTACAGACTGCTTAAAGTCCTCAAATGATTTATCAAAAACTTTTGCAAGGAAATATTCCCATTCACGTTCTTCTTCGGTCACATCCCAAATCATATTTACAAATTCAGATAATTCATCATTATTTACAACCTGATCAAGTAATAAAAAAGGACTTGCGTATCTGTGAAATACCAAGTCCATAAACTTTAAATCTCCTATTTGACTAATCTTGAAACAGCCTTCATAAAACCCACAAATTCTTTTCTTTTGAATACATCAACAACCAATTCAAAGAACACATCCATAGGCAGAATTGCAACTTCATCTTTTGTTCTTCCGATCAGTCCGGCAATAAAGGCAAATACTTCTTCTCCTGCATCCGGCAAATGTTCAAGAACAATATCTACAATTTTAAGAACAACGCTGACACCAACAATTTCAGCTAAATCTTCCATACTCTTTTCTTCACCGTTTTCTGAAAAAGTATCTGTAATTGCTTTGATTTCTTCCGGCTCAAAACATTTACCAAAATCTTTCAGTCCGATCTTACGAATAATTTTCGTCATAGGGAAAATATCCCTTGCGTTTAACGGTCTGATTTCATACATTTTAGGTTCAGCCTGTTCAATCGGTTCTGTTACCTGTGCTGGTACTGTCTGTGTAATCGGTGACGCATAAGCACCTACACCAAACTGCTCAACTGCCTGTGCTGCTGTAACATTTCCCTGATTCATCATTCCATTCATTGCTTCATTCATGCTCATAGTCCAAAATCCTCACTTTCTTATTTGCTTCTTTTTCTTCTTCCTGTTGCTTTCGGCTCTTCTTTTGGTTCTTCTTCCTCAACAGGTTCACTTTGTTCAGTTGGTTCAATTTGTTCAATGTCAACTGAATTTTCCTCAACAGGTTCTTCTTCCTGTTCTACTTCGGTAATCTCAATCAAACCACCAACCCTCACGATTTCATTTACACGTTTTACTGGCAAGTCCAATTCATCACCTATTCTGTACAGTTCTTTTGTGTATCTGTCTGTAAACTCATGAATTACTTTTACTTTCAAAGTCAATAACCCCTTTCTTATGCGGATGGTGTTGGATAATAAATCTTATACGGTAATGTGGTCAAATCTCCACCTATTTTCTGACTACATCTAAAGGTGTATTTACCAACACCTGCTTCTTTGTTTTTACCTTCAATGGATAATCCACTTGTACAAAGTGCATTGTCCATAATTACAATAATCGGTCTACCTGTGAGGGTCTTACCAACGAATGCGATATTATCCCAATAATCACCCTTCTCAATGTTTGATTTGGATGTAATCACACTATACCCTTCAATGTCACTATTTGCAGACTGACCAATTACAGATGCTTTGATGATGTCCGGGGTCAATTCTACAAAATTGATTTCCATATTTGCAGTTTCACCCTGTTTTACATCTAATTCAGCAACAGCCACTAAAGCACCGTCTACTTCCACCTGTGCAACTTCCGGCACGATCTCAAACTTAGAGCCGCCACTTGTCGCACCAACAAGGGATTCTGCAAAGTTCCATTTTTTTGTTCCGGCACTATCAAACGTCAAACCCTTATGAATTGTACCTGCACCAAAAGGGATATTACCCGGTGTTTTCTCTGTAACACCACTTGACTTAAATTCTGCCCCTAATGCTTCTGCCATTTTTATACCACCTTCCATAATTTTATATCTAAGTTAATTTGTATCTTATAAAGTTCAGCTTCTCCCGTAGGCACATAAAAAGCTGTGCTATAAAAAATTGCAACAACTGAACCACTATTCAGCGTTGCAATTTTTCCATTTACCGGGTGAAACTCTTTTTCAATTTTTCCCCTCATTCTTTCTAAATTTAACCGGGCATCTTTCCCCCGGCAGAATCCAGTCAAAATGAAGGTCTTTTCTTCTTCATTGTTTTCTAAAATCGGTTCAAACTCATTGTATTCCCCAACAAAATAAGGGTAGGTAACGGTTTGTGTCCACTCTAAAAACTCATATGGTACACCAATCTTTTCTAGTTCTGTACTCATAAAATTTAAAACTTCTTCCATTACCTCCCCCCTATCTTGCTTCTTAATATATCAGCATATCTTTTTATCAGTTTGTTTTTTAATGCGGTGAAAGCATTGTGCATTGGTCTGTTCGGCGTTTTACCTTTTGTGAAATAAAATTCACCCTTTGGTGCTTGATACACCCAACCACCTTTCCTACCATCACCATGTAATGCATATTCACCTGTTCCAAATTCTTCCCAAATAGCATTTTCAATGTTGCTTCCAACTTGTCCATACTGTTCACCTGCCATAAAACTACCGCTGATGTTATACTCATATGAACCTTTGGTTTGACCTGTATCAACTCTTGAATTTCTTTGTGTTCTTGCTTGTAGTTCTCCACACGCTTCATGTAAGAACGCTTCACCTGCATCAAATAATGCTTCTTTTACTTTCAATCTGTTATCTTCAAATTCCAACGGCATACTACTGCCCCCCTATGAATCTAAGATAAATTTCAAGATGTTCATTCATGTTCATTGGGTTATCAATCAAGAGTATTTCATATACTGCACCATGAATTACCATTCTTGCATTTTCAGATGTTACATCAACAATACTTTCCTGTTCATCTTTGTTGATGATTCCAGTAAGGAAACTAAATGGATTCCATACCCATTTAGTTGACAGGGCTTTCAGGCTTGTAAAATCACATAAGAAAATATGTGTACTTTCTTGAATCTTAGCATTAAATACATTGTGTTTAGAATCACCTGTTGATAAATCTAACCACCCACATAATGATGTACAATCAAGCCAGTTATTTTCACACGCACCTATGCTATTTTTAGCCCCTTTACCTTTTACCTGTAATAATGCATAAATGTTACCGCCAATACTCATATAATCAAAATCTAGCCTTTATATAAGGCTTTAAGAAACCAAGTAGGGTAACAGGATAACCCATAACCTGATTATTTGCATCCTGATCAAAATAAGTTACGCTGTGTCTTGACAATGTTTCTGATTTAATGCCTGTTTTTGGTCTGTTTTTTACATCCCATTTCAGCATTTCAAGAACACCTGCTTTAATGTCAGCCGGATATTCAACCTTAGTCACTAAGTTATCAGGATGGTGGTATAAATCCCCATTCACCCTGATAAAATCATTCCCTATTTCTGTAATGGTGTACAGTCCATCATTCACACAAGATTGTGAAATTTGGACTGTATCATTTACTTTTAAATAGTCAGATGTTCCAATGATACGGTTTCCCCGGCTTTCTGCACGAAACCTCACAAACCGATTCTGAAAATTGTTGTTAGTGTACGCTCTGATCATTAATTCAGCAGCGTTCAGTTTGTCAGCAATAACAGATTCAGTCTGTCCAAAAAATTCAGGCAGTTTCATCACTTCATCAACTGCAATAATCATCAGATCACCGTACCTTTCTTTATGCCATTACCGCACCGACTTTAGACTTAATCAGACCCATTTTTACATTCTTAGGGTTAAACTTCAATGCATAGTTGGAAGATGTACCCAGTTCTGTAAATGTAGGTGATTCTTTTACAATTTTATCTACTGCAAGAGAAAGACCATTTGGATGTAACACCTTACCCTGTTTTGTATAGAACTTATCAATACCTGCGGAAGTTTCAGGGTCATAGTTTGTTGTGTACTGGTTTTCATAATTCTTTTTATCGCAAGATAAGAAAGCACCTTCACCAAATAAGTACGTGCTGTAAACAGCTTCACTACCAACCCCCGTAGAAGTAAATCTATCAGTTACCAATACGTGTTTACCTGCAATTGTAGGAAGTGTAATTTCTTTCTGAATCACACCATCAACAACATATTTGTCATAATCAACCATTTCCATTTTCTTGTACTCTTTGAAGATCATGGAGTGCATAACCATCAAGCCAAGACCACCTGCCATATCACCAAGTGCTGCCTGTTCTGCATCATAGATTGTACCTGCTTCAATGGACTTAGTACCCAAATCAAGTACATGGTCTTCAAGTTCTGCCACACTCATAACTGCCTGTGCAATATTCATCAATTCTCTTTCCCAAACCTGATTATAATATCCGGCAATCTTATTTCTAATCAGCGTCATAGGGTCAGCACCCGTCAACTCTTTTGTAAAGTCCTTCGCCTGAAATGCTTTCATTCTCTGAATCAACATACAAGTCTGCTTGTCACCGCTGATCTCAACAGGTGTGTTGTTCGTCATACCATCATTGTTCAGAGCTTCCATGTTATCTTCAAACGCATCCAATGGTTTGTAAATCGGAATAGTGGCAACATTACCTTTTTCACCAATCAAATCCATGATTGAACTATCCTGCTGCACAATGCCGGAAAGAATGATAGGGGTAGCCCAATAATCTGCTTCCTGCATCATTCCGGCAAAAACTTCTTCATCAAATTCAAATCCACCAAAATTACCTGTTCTTGGCATATTCTTTCACCTTTTTAACCTTTCTTAATGTGTATTTAACTGTTTAAACAGTTCCGGGTTTTCCTGTTTCAGTTTCATTCTTTCGTTGTAACCCATTTTCAAGAACTGCTCTTTTGTGACGGTCTTGTCTTTACCACCTGTCGGTAAATTATTTTCAAGAATCCGTCTATTACCATTCTGCTGCTGATTACTGCCGGATGCTTCAAACATGGCAGGATGCTGTGTTTTTAATCCTGAAATAAGGTCATCTTCACCCTTGATTTTTCCATCATCACCAAGTTTTACTTCACCCTTTTCTTTTGCTTTGAAAACCAAATAGTCAACATCAACTGCCCCGGCAGCTACCAAAGCAAATTTCAATGCATTTTCTGTTTTCAGATCAGCATTTTCCTGTTTTAATGTTTCAATCTCTGATTCATAATCAGTAATTTTCTGCTGCAAACCTTCATCTTTCCCGGTTGATTTCTTTAATTCTTCAATCAGGTTGTTGGCTTTTTCCAGTTCGGAAGTTTTCCCGGATAAATCCGTTTCAAGGCTTGTGTACTTATCCTTACTCACATAAGCACCGTCTGTCAGATTGGCTAATTTAATCTGTTTGTCCTTATTCGCTTCATCCCCGTTAAATTCGTTGATTTTTGAAATAAACTGGTTATACAGTTCTTCACCTAAGATTGCTTTTAAAAATTCCATGTTCTTCTTCCTTTCTCCGTTACGTTTTTATATCCGGTGTCACCGGGAACGGTCAACAGTTTATATCCCATGTTGCAGGGGGCATTTCAGCAGCAGTTTAAACGTCATAAGCCTTTTTCGGACAAAATAAAAGACACCCTTGCGGATGCCATAAAAATACTATTTAACCCATAGTTGGGAGATAATCAGGATCACCATACCTTTCTACAGTACCAAGTGAATGTGCAACGCTTTCATGTTCCTTTTATCCCCCTTTCTGACCTTATATAACGGTCATATAAGTAATAAAAAAGCAAAGGTGTATATTTCTTTACCTTTGCCCTTTAATACCTTAGATAGTACCATGTATTTCATTTAGAAGTGTTCCATCAGACTTGCATTCACGAATAATACAAGTGACTGCATCTTCTTTATCAGTGGGATTTCCACCTTTATCCATGTAATAGATTTCGGAATAATCACCACCATTTGGGGTTTTTTCTTCAATTTTCTCATAACTTGTCATAACAGTGCACCTCTTTATTTCAAAATTTCATTTAACAACTTGGTTCTTTCAGGGAACAGATTTGCAAATTCATCATGTTTTGTCACATAATAACCGACTGAATCAGCAAAATCTTCAAGTTCACTATTTTCACCATATTCCCTATATGACTTTTTACCTGATGTTTCAAAATCTTTTGATATTGCATCCTTCCATTTTGGTTGCTTGCAATATCTATTTGTTTTATCAGCACCACCTGTTGTATAGTCAATATAATGACCACCTTCATGACAATAAGTGTGAAGTAAATAATCCATATCATGATATGAACTTCTGTATAATGTTATAACTTCACCACCTGTTGCATACGAATGACCAAAGTTTTTATATCTTTTTCTCCAATAAGAATCTTGTGGATTGTAGTAATCTACAACATAGACTTCTTTTTGAATTTTAGTTCTGATGTTATCGGGGATTTTTGACCATACTTCAATCGCTTGTTCGGGTGTCAATGACTGCTTTGATTTATCATATTTCTTTGGATATATAAATCTTGCCCCATCGGGTGTTGTATAAATAATAGCAGGAACTGTTTTCTTAACACCGCCTGCACTTCCATCAGGAAAGTCTTGTGATTTTACTTCTTCAACCCAACATTTCAAACCACTGATTATTTTTTCAACAGCATTTTCACTTGGTTTATTTTTCAATTCCATTGTATCAGCATTATCGGGCAACTTCAAATATTTCTGCTTAAATTCTTCAAAATCTTTGGTCTTATCCAGTCCAAAATATGCAGCACGTTCTTTCAGTTCATTCAGTTCATCTTCATCCAAAGCCCACCTTGCACGTTGCAACAGGCAGCACCGACAGTTACAATCTTCTTTTGGTTTCCCAAAATGCCCCGGTGCTTGTGCTTTCAGACCGTCAACTTCAAAATCTTCTTCTACTTCCCTGATCTGTCCGTCAAGTTGTCTATGATGTGGTCTTGTCCTACGGTCAAGGGTACTATCCCATTGTTTCAGAACATCTGCACCTTTTTCCTTTGCCGCAAACTGACCATCAAGGGTTGACCGTTGTTGTATGCGGTGTCCTTCTGTACGGGCAATCAGAATAGCACGGTTGTAAGATTTATTAAAAGGGCTATTCATTCCCTTTGCAATCTTCCCGGCTATTTCATTCCACGTTGAACCGTTTGCAATTCCCCTTGAAAGTTCAGCCCTAATTGAACGCTTTAAATAATTTACATCTTCACCTAACCGGGCATACAAACCTTTTGACAATTTACTGTCAGTCTGCAACGCTTTTACAACCTGTTCCTGATTGATGGGGATAATCAGCGGTATTCCTTGCTTTGTTAAATCGTACATCACACCGACATATCCATCATGATAAGATTTTTGCAGATAATCAGCAATGGAAGTAAATTCTTCTGATTGTAGATTATCAAGAATACCTTCAAGCTGTTTCTTCAAGGCTTCCTGATACTGTTTCTGATAAATGATGCTTTGCAGGTTTTCAAGGTCAGTCCGGCTTGAGAGTTCCATGATTTTCTTTTCGCAATCATTCCGGGCTTGACCATAAACCCTTTTTAATAAGTTAATCAGATGTTTTTCTTCATTAAGATGTGCCTGTTGTACTTCCTTCTGCGATTTGTTCACCAGTATCACCACCTTCATCATCAGGTATCAATCCATCAAGGTCATTTTGAACTTCTTCCACCTTAGCAGCTTCATCATCAGGTAACTGGTCTTTTATTTCTTCATAGTCAATATCAAGTACATCACAAATATACTGAATTACTAAATCATTACCAAACACCTGAACCAAACTCATCAGCATATTGATTTCAACATTTTTTCTGTTGGCATCTGTCAGTTCATTCTGTTTATTTTCCTGTTCATTACTCATTACCTCATGGGTAAATTCAAAATAAACATCTGTAATCTGATAATCTGTACCATTCTGCTGATTGATTTCATCAATGCAAACTGTCACAATCTTACGCAAGAATCGTTTGATATTTCTTTCAAGATGCTTGCATCTAAGATCAAGTAAAGAATATGCGGCTTTAATTGCAATATTGGTTGTTGCGGAAGTATCTTTTAGACCTGACATATTCAGTCCCATACCAAAACGATATATGTTCTTTTCATCCAGTTCCATTTTTACCTTCCGGGCTTCATAAGGTACATCAATCGTGTGTACTTCAATCCCACCTTCTGCACCAACCCCTACAATTTTCTTTGTTTTTAAATTCTGCTGCAATTCATCAAGATTATCCCCTTCAAACCCTTTGACTGCATAAAGTGGATGATCAAAGTCAATCAGGTTATTGGAAAGACTACTTGCCATCAAATCATAATCATCAATTAAATCTTTTACTGGTTTCAGGTTACTAATCTGCTTTTTATTGTTATCTAACCTGAAAAAAGGAAGAAAACCCAATGAATCAATGTAAGTCTGATTTGACTTATCCCCATCAACTTTATACAAAATATGTGGTCGTGGGTTTACATCAATACTTGTATCTTCTTCAATTTCTCCCTGATCAGATTGAACATAATAATAAACCTGTTCATCATCCCAATCCATGATTTTTTTCTGTTGGTGACCTTCCTTGTCTACTCTGTCAACATACCAATATAACACATGGTCTTTATTATCAGATGCAAACCGGGCTTCTACTTCTACAACACCAATACTGTCTGCACACGTAAATTTTAACTTATCGGATGCATCTTTCATTGCATACATATAAGCAAATCCCTTTGTCTGACAATCTGTGATTGTTCCTGATAGTTCGTCAATGAAATCATCATTGTTATTGAATCTTGCATCAAGTTCAGTCTGTAATTCAGGAATATCAGAGAACACAAAACCATCATTCCCTGAAAGTGTGTATTGTGTACCCTGTTCTACCAACTCTTTAAAGAATGGGTGTGCTATTTTCACATTTGCCCTTGCTTTATCTTCCACAAGTTCACCGTCAGCATTGTAATAAAACAATCTTAAATTTTTAATGTCATGGTCACCATCAAAATACCTTTCACCCATCCGGGCAAAATGCTTTTTCGTGGATGCGGCATCTTCATCAATAAATAATTTAATTTCTTCGGTTGTCAGCAATGCCAATCACCCCTTCCATAATCTGATCTGCAAGGTTTATAATCCCATCACCATGAACACCAAAGAAATCACACATCTGTTCTTCACCTTCTACTTGATTACCGTAGGAAAATTGAAAAGCGTGTACCAATTCATGAATGATAGTAGACCTTGCTACTGATTTTGATAGTCCTGATCTGATATTGATTACCTGCTTATTATATTCACATAATCCCAAATTATAGTGTTCTGCATCAGGTGTCATTTTCTTTTTACTACCATCTGTCAGTTTCACTTTCCAAATATCATTATGTATTCTAATGTTCATAGTTTCATACCTCATACTAAATAATCCATTTACCACCTTTGTTGATGTACTTCTCTAATGCATACCGCATAGCATCCATAAGATGATTGAAGTCATCAATAGGTTTATTTAATTTATTTCCAAACTTATCCTTGTCCCATGTGTAGTTACTAATTTCTGTCAGGAAATTCACACACCGGGGATGAATAATAATTTCAAAGTCCTGAATAAACTGCACACCTGCGTTTATGCTGTCTTTTCCTTTTTCTGCACCCTTAACCCTAAGACCAAGCCCTTTCAACTGGTCAATACTCTTAGGTTCAGCAGAATCAGCGGTAATCTTTTCTTTTCCATACCCCATACTGCTGATATTTTGATAAATCTTTTCGTTGGAAAGACCCGGTTCATACATTTCATCCCAAACAAATATTTTTTTATTCTGAACATCAATGAACCCACAAAACAATGCAGATGGGTCATTTGTATAACCAAAGTCCAAACCAAAGGCTGAACTGATTGTGTACTGCTGCCTGATCTGCTCTAAAGTAAAGACTTCTTCTTTCCAGTTCTCATACACAAGACCGTCAACAATACCCCAATCACCAAGACCTGCTACCGCATAACGTCTTGGGTTCTGTTTCCGCATGGTTTCAAAAACCTTTAAGTCTGCCTTATCCAACCATTCATTGCATTTATAATTGGTTGTCAATGCAAGTGTTTCATCATCCGGATTATCAAAAAACCGCTTCTTTAACCAGTGATGTTCATTCCAAGGGTTGAATGTTACGGTGATCTGCTTGAACAGGTCTGAACCTTCCGGGACTGCACCACGAATAGATTCATCAAGCATATTAAAATCATCTTCTGAACTGATTTCATATGCTTCTTCAATCCACATCCAACAAAGAACACCTTTGTCAACTGTGATAGATGTAACTTTCAATGGGTCATCCAGTCCTCTGAAATAAATCTTTTGACCTGTTGGTTTGTAGGTCATTTCAAGAGGACTTTCTTTTATATCCCAAAAGGCATCTACACCTAATCGGTGTATAGCCCATTTCAATTCCGTAAAACAAGAATCTTTTAATGTTCGGTAAGTTTTTCTGACAACTAATGTATTTGCATCAGGGTATGCCATCATGTTAGTGATATACCATAATGCAGTTGTCTTTGATTTTTTGGAAGCACGTGAACCCTTGACAGCCCTATATCTACCTTTCCACCGCCAAAATGTACCGTAACCCTTACCAACTACTTCCGGCAGCTTAATATTCAACTTGCCGGATTTATTTGGTTTGTAATCTTCCGGGTACAGAATAAACTTCTGATACCCAAACACATATTGACTTGTGGGTTGTCTGTGCTTAGTCCTCAAGATCATTAGCCCCCGTAATAACAACAGGCTGTGTGATATTCACATCAAGTTTATCGTTCCACATACCAAGATGCTTTCCAAGTAATTCCAAGGCTTTCAGCTTTGAACCAATTTTCACTTCACGTTCAACGCTGCCGCCAAACTCATTATCAGATTCTTTGTATTTGATTGATTCAATGCAAGCAAGGTCATCATCTGTTGCATCTTCTCTGATTCTTCCATTACTGTCTACAACATCCGTCATTTTTACAAATGCTATCTTTGCAAGTTCTAAAACAACCCTGTCCTGATTGACCCCTGTTCTTTTAGAACGTGCTGCCATTGCTTTTGAAATAGCTTCCTGAACCATAACATTAGATAACAAACGTGAAGATTGTTCTTGTGCTGTTTTTACTGAATACCCTGCCCTGATAGCTGCCTGTGTACCATTTAGGTCAATCAGGTATTCTTCTACAAATCGTTGTCTTTGATCGCTTAACTGCCTTTTTGCCATTAGATACACCCTCTTTCACCGTTTTTATAAACAAAAAGTGCTGCAAGGTAGGAGGTTTTAGCACCCTTGCAGCACATAGACAATAAGCAAAATAAAAATTGCAGGTAAATAAATTACCTGCAAAAAGTTTTATACATCTTACATAATATCGGCACAAGCCTACTTTGTCAAATATGAAAGACTACGAAAATAACCGATTATGTAAGATAATGTAAGTTAGGATGTTTCTTTTCAAACTCCTTCAAAGCCTTAGAATGTAAATTCACAACATGATTATAAGATTTCCTCATTTCCTGTGAAGCAGTCTTAACCGTTTTGAACTGCACATAAATTTTCGTAAGTACCTGAATATAATTCTTGTCACGCAATTCCCTGATTTCCCGGATGATCTGTCTTTTTGCATCAACAAAGCGGTCAACTTCTGTATTGATATGTTCATCAAAATCAGTATAACGTGCAACATCAGAACATAATCTGTCACCGACAGCAGAAGTCTGCACACGTTCCCGACTATAATCAATACCGCCTGTACTCATAGCACTGTCTTTCAAATCTGACAATTCAATCAAATCTTCATTGATCTGCATATCTAAGACTTCTAACTGTTTCAAATACTCTCTTGCACTCAAACCTTTCTTTTTTTCGCTCATTTTTACCTTCCTTTCTCAAAAACTACTGTTTAACTACGGTTAAAAATAGTCTTAAAAAGTACCGTAACACCTTGATTTTACTAATGTTTACACTTAACTACGGTTACACTTAAATTCTATATTCTTATATTTTTACTTTTTTACACTATACTATAAATCAATAAAAGTAAAAATATAAAGAACTCACTATTAACCGTAGTCAACCGTAAACACCGCATAAATAAAGGATTTTAACCGTAGTTTTAACCGTAGTTAAGTGTAACTTGAACTGTAATCACTACAACCGCAATGCTTTTTGGTCACCCGTTTTTATTCTTTTCTTCCAACGCTGCAACTTATATTGTTCCAAATCTTTTGTGTCAATGCCGTCATAGGAAGAATCCATAATTTTCAGTAGTAACCGTACATCCCCAACTTCTTCAACAAAATTTTGGTAAGCATCTTGTTCTGTGACTGGTGTAGGATTTTCTTTTCTGATTATTCTGCTCAATTTTAAGGATGCTTGTGTCAGTTCTGCACATTCTTCTGCAAGCTGTTCTAAAAGAGCAGCTTCACTAATCTGATCAATAATTTCTTTCATCTGAATATTCTCCCCGTCTTTTTATGTTTCAGCGTTACCCTTCCGACAATCTCAAACCCGGCAAGGTCTACCAGTAGTCGGAAGGACTGTATGACTTTGTGGTTCAGCTTGTCAATGTCCTGTTCTTCTTTCTTCACATGTCCCATTGCCACACCTGCGGTTGGGTCAGAATACCCTTCACAATTTTTATATCCCATATTTATCAATTCCTTTCCGTAAAACGATGCATTATTCACCTCTTATCATGTTATCCCATTCACAATCATGTTCCTGATATAATAAATCAGAATCAAGTAACCGCAAAACACCATTTTCTATTTCCGGGTATGCTTCATACTGCATGATTGCTTTGTTTGTTCTGTCATACAAAATAACCGGCATAGGTTCAGTGAACTTTGGAGTATTCACTGAACCTAGAATATAAGCGGCACAAACCACACCAATGACTGCTATCCATTTCAATTTATTTTTCATCTTCATCACCTTCATTCCTTTGACACTTTGGACAATGATCACAATTATCAAATGATACATCAAAGCAGCCATAGCAATCATTTTCTTCCTGAATTTCAGCGTTTTTTCCTGCTATACACAAGGCAAGAGTAACAACACCCACTACACCACCAATGAATAAAGAAACAACACTAACAATTACATAACTCATAATTTCACACCTTTCTAAAAATCCTAACTGCTTTTTTGTTTATTGTAGTTACTACTGTTTCAAGTCCCAGTCTTTTATTAATCTGCTTGCTGAATACAATATTTGACATAGGTTGCATACTATTTTCTGCACAAAATACTTGGTACCGTTTATATACGTCAGCGGTTGGTTCATTTTCAATCATTGCAATACCACAATCATCAATAAATGCTTTAATCGGGTTATTTTCATTTTCATATTCTTCTACTTGTTGCTGAACCTTTTCAGAATGTGTGAACTCATTATTTTCAATGATTCTTTTCAGTCCTTCCACACCAACCCGGATTAAGTATTCTATTGAACTTTGTTCAACCAGTTCATACTTGATGTAAGGATTATAGTCAGGGTCAAGTGTTCCATCCGGTAGGTACTTTGAAAATCGTGCATTGAATGGGATAATCACTAATCTTCTAAGAACTGCCCCAGTCTTGTCCTTCATTCTTGGTATGTCATTTGCACTGAACAAAAGTTTGATGTAAGGGTTGAACTCAAAAGGGTCTTGTCCTTTCCGTTCTGCTTTGATTCTATTCCCGGTAACCACTTTTTTGAAGATGCTGACCTGCGAACCCTGCAAGAAATCATCACCAATATCATCACCGATATTTGCCAGTTTCCCAAACATCATAGAAGTGTTAAACCTGTCACCCAGTTCTTTCAGGTCAAGGGCTGAAATATTCTGTTCCCCCAAGATTACCTTAACACAATCAAGAAAGGTACTTTTCCCGTTGGACTTATCACCAGTCATAATAAAGGCTTTTCCTAACTCATTTCTTCTGTAAAAGCAGTAACCAATACATTCTTCCAACAATGCCCGGATAGGTTTATCATTACAGGCAAGTTTGTTCAGAGTGTCATCCGTAAGTTCATTGTAAGCATCCGGGTTATAGTCCCAAGGGATACGATTGGTGATCACCAAGTCAGGGCTGAAAGGCTGCATCTCTCCGGTCACAATATCCAACACACCATTATTAAAAGCAATATACCTTGCATCTGCCTGTATGCGTTCATCAACGATCAGTTCCATGTAGTCAAGTACTTCCCTTCTTTGTGCTTTTTTCAGGTTCGGTATCTGATGAATCATAGCGGTTTCTATGGTCTTGTATCCGGTGCTATATGTACCGTCTTGATAAATGTGTAACTGGTCATTGATTTTCACAACATAATTGTTATTTTTCAGATAGGTAGCAAAACGGTCAAACAGAAACGTCTTGTCATTGAAGAATACGGGTTTCTGAAAGGCTTCATCCCTAAGAATTACTTCCAGTTCTTCATCAGATAGCGGTTCTTTCAGAACAAACCTGTTCAAAATGCGGATGCACTCCCTTGTTTCATCCACGCTGAAATCATTTGCTGTCAACGTCAGAATGTAGTTAAACAATGCCTGATTTCTGCCATCACCTGCATCCATGTCAAGAAAATCCACCGCTGCACGTACTGGGAACAGCCACTTAGGTACTTCCTGATATGTCCCCCCTTCTTCAATATCCCATTCAATAAACCGTTCTTCACCGTCTATCTTCAAGATTTCATAAGATGTTCTTGTCCCGACTTTAATATCAGCGACCAGACCAACTGCAAGCGGTACATGTGTCCGGTTTCTTGCAATCGTATGATTTTTAAACAGGAAATGTCTGCCCCTACTGGTACAGTACACTCGGCAGTCAAGTTGAAATTCTTCCACAATGTCCATCAGGATTTCAGACTGTTCACCGTCATCCACATCAATCAGGATCGTATCATTTGCAAGTACCCCGGCAAATCCCGGCAGATCTTTCACTTCTTCATACGTTCTGAACTTTGTCCTGTCTTTGAAAGGCTCTATTGCTGCTTTTCCTTTGCTTTTTATATAACCCTTGTAAAGCATTTCACCACCACCTAACTGAATACTTCGGAAAGCAGCTTTTCAAAAAATTTCTTATCCCGGATCATATCATCAAATTCTTTCTTGCTGTTCCGCATAGATGCTTTCACTTCTCTTAACCGTTCCCTGCTCTCTTTTACCCTATCATTGTAATGTGTCCATTCGTCACTTTTCTTCTTGTACCTTGACCGTAACTGTACCAACCTGTTTACTTCCTGTTCCACCTGTTTGACTGTTTCCACAAATTTCACATACTGATTTGCGGATATTTTTCCAACATCATCTAACCCTTTGATGCGGTGTTCAATGTGGCTCTGAATCTGTTCAGTCATTTCCGGGGTATCGCTGCGAGCAATGATTTTTAGCAGCTTTCGTACCTTAGAAATATTTCTGCAAGCAAGAAATTCTTCCAAGTGAATGATCATTTGACCATTGTCATATCTGATTGTTAAATCTGTCATATTTCCACCTTTCCGATATTACGCTGTAATACCAAATTGTTTTAACCGCCTTTTTGCTAAATCAATGTACCACTGCTTATCAAGATGTTTCGGTACAGCCACATCATTTACGTCATCATTAAAAATAAAACAATGGTCAGGGGTATCAGCAAATTTTTCAGGCTTGCCACGTGAACCGCCACATTTCAAAATTCTTCCATCCTGCAAATCATTTGAAGCAAATACCCGGTAAGATTTGTAGGTGTAGTGTTGGGTTCGTGGATAGTCATAGACGGTTTTCTTTGTTCTTGTCCCTTCCACACGCTGTACTGGCTGACAATGTTCGTGTTCCACGTGATTGTACTTGTCCGACAGCTTGACCAACTTTTGAAACTGAATCAGTTCATCACACTGGTTTATAGTCTGCTCTACTGGTATTTTATTTACCATGTATTCCACCAGTGCTTTATTTAAGATCGGCAGGTCATTGTCTGTTTTAGATAGTTGCTTTAGATATTTACCAATACGGTTGACCTTACCGTTATCTTCAATCCAAAGATAATTGTTTACATCCTTCTGATAGATTTCTGATATGGTATCAAGTTCCAGTAAGATCTTACATTTTGGTGTGCTGCAACGCTGTTCCCAGTCCCAACAAATATCATCAACCATATCAAAGGCTTCATCTGTGTCCGGTATTCTGATAATAAGACCATCTGTATTTGACTGTATCAGTTCAAATCCCGGCACAACTTCCAAATGTTCAATCAAGTCCAATAGCATCAACTGTCCATTGATGCACATACAGTTATTATTCCGGGCATCATAAGCCGGGTTTGTCTTATCTTTCATAGCACCGGAAAGTGCGTTTAGCAGTTTCTTGTATGGAGCTTGTTCTTTCTTTTTCTTTGCACGTTTCAGTGCCATTCTTGTATCATAGACGTTCTTGTACTGTTCCGGTTTGGATGCAGCACGTGTCACCAGTCCCCAAGCGATCAGCATAGACGGATAATAAGAACCAACGTCAACATGAAGAATCAACCCGGTTGCGTGAATCGGCTTTTCTGTTGCCCCATGAATACCACCCCAACCAAATGTGTGCGGTGTCCCGGCAACATTGACATTTTCCAATGATCTGTTGTAAAAGAACCTGTTCCACCGCCATTCATCCGTATAATCGCATTTTTCCATTTCAGCGGCATATTTCTTTTTCTGTCTTGGTGTTTCTGCTTTCTCAAAGTTTTCCTTTGCTTTTGCATAAGCAATCTTCATTTCTTTGGTACAGTCATCAACCGCTGTCCTGAACCAATCCATAACAAATGCGTACTTCTTTAACTGGATGCAAGGAAGGAAAAAATAATCAAATTCATCATGGAAGTCCTGTTTGGTACATCCAAGCACTTTTGCGGTTATCCGGGCTTCACTGTCACCTATGCAGGTGATCGCCGGATATTGACCGCCAATATAAGGGAAGGCTTTCACAATCCCATGCATAGCATTAAAATCATCAATTTTTTCAAGGAATACTTTTATAGTCTGTTCTACGTCATGTCGGCAATATTTTACCGTTTCCGCAATTTCTTCCGGTGTCAGTTTCCGGTCAATATTAAAGTCAACCCCTGTTTCCTTAATGTTGCTGCCAAGAAACCCTTCCATAGTTTTCAAGCCAACCGGGGGATTCGGCATCACATCATAGTTAATCATGGGTATCTTGTTAAATGCTCTTGAAAACTGCCAACCCTCTTTTTTGTCAACGATAATATAATCATTGATCTTCTTTGGGTTCATCCCCAACAGAATACCTTTCATAATGTACTGGTCATAGTGCTTGTTATTGAATCCCACCCATATATTGCTTATATTTGCTTCATATAACGCTCTAAGTTCATCCTGGTTATTGATGATTACATATTCTTTTCTTTTGACCACATCAACGAAAACTGCAAGCCAATCTTCTTTGAAAACCTCAAAGTCATAAAATATCATGTTATATCACCCACTTTAAAAAAAGGCGGTGGGGGGGGATAATTGCACCCAACCGCACCGCCTGACTTTATTTCATATTTCTAACAGTCAAAAACCTCATTGATTGTGATAGGATTGAATTTTTTTGCAGCATAGTCAACTTCTGCTTCAACCTTACCCTGAATTTCCTGAAAAATATCAAGGACACATCCGGCAAAATCTTCATAGTTGATAAACTCCGGTACTGTTTCCGTTTCCAGTTTATCAAGCCATGTGCATACGGACTTGATTGCCTGCCCGTCTGTCCACTTCGGAGAACTGTTGCCGCTGATCACACGATTGAAGAAGATCATTCTTCCTTTGTGTTCACCCTCTTTAATCTTGCACTGCACCGCAAACATCAGCTTGTCCTTTGCATTTGTCAGTTTGATCTCCATTTTCTCAAATCCAACAATATATGTACCATCCGGCACATCATCAAATGCGGATGCATCTGCTTCTGCAACTTCTTTCTGTAATTCGTCTAAATTTACCTTGTTATCAAATGCTGTAAAATCAATAGCCATAATTATTCACCTTTTAACCTTTCTTATAAAATCCTCATTAAAATAATTCCAATCACCAACTTATCTTGTTCTTCTGCGTCTTTGACCCCTTACTGGTGGTTCAGGTGGGTTCATTGCATCTTCAAGCGGTTCAGCCGGGGTTTCTGCATTTTCCGGTACTTCATCCGCTGCACTTTCCGGTTCAGCAGGTGTTTCAGCAACCCTTTCTTTTCGGGTACGCCTTGGTGGTTTCTGTAAATCCGGCTTTGGTACACTATCAGCAATTTCAGCAGCTTCATCAAACGGTACTTCTTCCTGTCCCGGAAATGCTTCATCAATCGCTTCATCTACCGCCGTCATGTGATCAGCAATCTTTTGTTCATTTTCAGCCTGAACTTCTGCCCTGCTCTTTCTTTCCCGTTTCTTTGGTGGTTCATTCTGTTCAGTAGGTTCAGTTGTTGCTTCTGCTTTCTTTCTGCCAGTTCTTGACCGTCTACCGTTTGCATCCGGTTTTTCAAGGTCTGCAGCTACTTCCTGATCAGCCTGTCCCATTTCATCATCAGACTTATAATCTCCCAGTTCATAATAATTTCTGATCTTATCCACCACATAATTCAGATCATTGTCAATCGCATAAGCCGGGAACATCCCAAGCGGTGATTTTACGGTATCTTTTCCACTGTTCTGTGTGTAGAAATAATACTTTGCTTCATTTACTCCTGTTCTAAGAACCACCGTAAACAGACCTTCAATAGTAATCTTTTCACGCAACAGTTTCCCGATCAGCTTAACAGTGGTCAGTCCATTGTCTAAAGTTTCTAAATGGGTCATATAAACAACCACAACGTCATCAGGAAGGTCTTTGCAGCAGTCAATGATTTCAAAATAGTTTGCACCAAAATCATTGTACTTGTCCCATCCGGTTTCTTTGATACGGTTCATGTACGGAACTGCAAGAATATACTGGAAGTCATCAACCACAATCAGTTTCTTTCCTGCGACTACCTGTTCTTTCATGTATTTCACAATCTTCCGGGCATCTGTTTCATTGTTCAACATTTCAAAATGATTTTTGAACGGTAACGGTTTTCCTACCGGATTTACTACTGCTGTCAATGCAGGATCACAATTTCTTAAACTGGTACTTTTTCCTGTACCTGATTCACCCATAATTAAAACTTTCTGTGCCATGCTTATTTATCCCCTTTCTTGAGCTTGCTGAACAGTCTTGCAAAGAAATTGCCCTGTTCTTTCATTACTTTCTGCTGTGACACTTTTGCAAACTGCTTTGCCTGAAAATGTTCAGCAGTAGAAACCCTGTTTCTGTAACTTCTGTGACTTCTGATTCTGTGATTTTTTGCACTACTCATTTTCTTCTACCTCTCTTTCACCTTCAATAATTCTGCTTGCCCACATATCAGCCCAGTGTAAGATCATATATAACTGGGTTTCGTGACCCTTTACCCCATAATTTGCAGTATCATACAAACCATCATGGTATCTGATTGCAAATTCTTCTTCTTCGGTCAGATCAATGAACAAAGTTGCCAGTTTGATTGACCGGGTCGCATGATCAAGTGGTAATAAATCCGGGTTACGTTTCCAAGGTTTCGCTTCGGACTGTTTATACTTCTGTTCCGGGTTTGCCTTGGTAGGTCTACCATCTTTGATCATGTTTGGTATGTACATCTGCTTTCCATAATCACCACACTTTCCTAAATCATGCAGCAAGGAAACAAGAATCACACTTTCCTGAATCTCGTTGTACCCTTTGCCGCCAAGCAGGGCTACACCGATTTTTTCAGCACAAAACATTACATTGACCGAATGTGCAGCAAGACCGCCTTTTTCAAATGAGTGGTTACCACCGGATGCAGGTGCTTCAAAGAATCCGATTTCACGCATATAGGTAATCAGATCAAGCACACCATCTCTATCAGTTTTCAATAACGCTGTCCTGATAATGTCCGGGTAATTATAATCAACTGCGGTCGCTAATTCATTTGCACCTTCTGTTTCTTCAACTGTTACGTCAACTTTTTCTTCAACTTCTTTCTTTTTTGCCATGTTCCTATTCTCCTTTTAGAATTTTATTTTCAAAGTGTTTCCACCTTGATTTCAAAATGTTGTAATTGTGTGCGGTGTTATCCGGGTCATTCTCTACAATGCAAAGAATGAAGTTCTGAAACAATTCCCACTGGTCAGGGTAAAGCAACACCGCATAACCACCCGACTTATCAATTTCCCTAAGATTGTATATCTGTAAATCTGACGGTTTACCTTTTGGAGCTTTCAGTTCCACCCCTATGAAGTGACCTTTGCAGCACACCAGTAAATCAGGAATACCCGATTTTGTAAAAGCTGCACCACCCCAGTATTTCAAAATCCAACAGCCTTTTTCCTTCAGGAATTTTTTCACTTTATTTTCAAAGTTTTTTTCTGCTGCCATAATCATTCACCTTCTTTCTCTAACCGCTCATAGTAGCGTTCTGTATCGTAGATATAACCATTTGCATAAGCCACTAACCAAAGGAATGAAATATTGACAATCATAATCACAAAAGGCTGCCATGAAATAATGCTGTCTACAAGACACATCCAAAATATCAGGCTGAACAGGTTAGTTATTACCAGTGTCTTGATTATGAAGTTTTTTAATTTTCTACGTGCAACCCTTAAATAATTCATCTGTCAGTTCCTTTCCTTCCTGCAATGCTGCAAAATTCTTTTCTTCAAAACTACCCTTGACCAGTAAGTAGTAATAAAAGCAGGTTCTTTTCTGTCCTATCCTGTGAATACGTTTTTTTGACTGTTCCCATAAATCGCAAGACCCTTTTCCAAGCGGTAACGTGTAGTAAATAATCTTGTTTGCCTTTTGGAAGTTGCCACCCATAGCCCCGGCTTGATACTGCACAAACAGAACGCTGTTGGGAATTTCTTCATAAGCGTACATTGACATTCCTGAACCATTCACAAAACTGATTTCCCGATTAAGTGATTCACATATCTTTTTCAGTCGGCTCAGTTCTTCATTGAAATTGTAGAAAACAATTACCCGATCTTCTGTTGATTCCAGTAAGTCCCGGAACGCTTCCAGTTTTTCCTTGTGATACTGACCGCAAAGCTGTCTTGCATATAGTGTTTTGGTCAGGCTGTTATCTCCGACCAGTTCAACCCTCGGTGTTACATCTTCCCCTTGAAAATCTGAATCATCTTTGAATTGACAGAGGTTCAGCGTATCAAGTAGCAAATAACTGTTCTTAACGAAATAGTGGTATTCCTTTGTAGTTTTCAAGAAAATCTTCTGTTCAATCTGTTCAGGCAAGTTCATCACTTCACCTGTTTTCATAAATACCGCACCATATTGTGCCAGTTTCTTCTTCAAGTGATTCACATTTTTATACCCAACTACAACTTCCTGTTTGAAGTCCCCGGTTTCAATCCATTCTGTTTCAACGTAAGACTTCCAAAACGCTTTTTTAGAAATCTCCCACCCTAAAAGGTGAAGCTGTGACCACAACCGTTCATACTTCCCGGCTGTCGGTGTGCCGGATAAAAGTACCACGCTTTCAGGGTTCAATTTCAGTATGAACTTTGACCGTTTAGCGTTTTCATTACAGATAAGGCTAGATTCATCAAGTAATAGTGTAAAGTTGCGTATATGACTGATATATGACCGCCTGAACACCAAATCATAGTTGATTACCCCTACAATCTGAATGTCATAGTCATAAAACTTATCTGTTTCAACCAGTTCCTTGAACCTGACCGCCTGATTTTTCTTGGTCAGATTGAAAACAGAATAGTCAGGATAATATTCTTGAAAATGTTCTATCCAGTCATCTATCTTAGATTTCTGACAAACAACAATGTTCACATCATTGTTCAGCAGATATACCTTTTCAGCACCCACAAATGTTTTACCAAGACCCATATCCAAGTAATAAGCACATCTGTTTCTGTCAGCAGTCAGATCAAGTGCTGTTTCCTGATGGGGCATCAGTGAAAAATCAGTCATCAATCTTAATACCTGTACACTGTTCAAAAATTGCGGCATCAAAGTTTGGTATTGCTTTAATGATGTTCTTATTGTGTTCTGACAGACTGCCCCACCACAACTGACCACATTCAGATTCATCAAGCACTTTGAGATAACCGCCCGTTGCCTTATGTGTTGGATATGCTATTTTTTCTTCCTCAGTCATATCACTGGAATAAATCCATTCAACAACGTTCTTTGGTATCTGATTCAAAAGATAACGTGCATCACTGTCTAACCATTCACGATAAGTCATATCTGACGGTTTATTGAACAACATGATTTTTGGTTCTTCTGTATTGAAACAACCAGTATTAAAAGATGATTTGTTCCAGTCCCCGGTGTTCCTGTTCCCGGTGTTCCTGTTCCCGGTGTTCCTGTTCCCGGTGTTCCAGTCCCCGGTGTTCCTGTTCCCGGTGTTCCAGTCCCCGGTGTTCCAGTCCCCGGTGTTCCTGTCCCCGGTGTTCCAGTCCCCGGTGTTCCTGTCCCCGGTGTTGCAGTCCCCGGTGTTCCTGTTCCCGGTGTTCCTGTGCAATCTTTTCCAGTATTTACAATACGCAACACTTCATCCCAAGGAATTTCACGCACAATCTGAATTTTATTAGTACAAGATTTTGTTTCGTCTGAATCCACATCACCAAGTGCAATAATTTCAGCAACTTTATTTTCTGAATTGAACGGATAATAGCTGAAACAGTCGGATGCTTTTTCACAAAAGTGAAATCCTCTATCACAACAACTTGGCTCAACATTTTCTTCAAAAATTTTTCCAACCTCATACTGAAAACCTCTACAAGTCCAATCAGGATTGAAAACTTTATATCCTCTTACTTCACCCATTTTCTAAACCTCCCACGATTTCAAGTAGTTGATTGCTTCATCATAGCTGTCAACCAGCATCTGCAATTCTTCTTTTTCTCTATCTTCCCGGTCACAAACCGCCTGATATATTTCATCATCCCGGTACATAGTTACCTGCTCTGTAATTAAATTTGTCAACATTTTGGGTTCAAGTGCATCCAGTTCCCACGATTCATAACCAAAATTTTCTATATATTTCCAACACCTTGAATCCGTCATCTTTGCCGGGTTAGGTGGTGGATTGTATGTTTCGATCTGTTCCATTGTCAACGCTACTCGTTTCACATGGACATTTGCACCAAACATTGTCAACCGTTCCTGAATATCCCTTGTCATATCAATACCGCTAGGGTCATGGTCACCCAAATGAATGATGATTCTGTTTTCCCTGTCACCCTGACGAATAAACCGCTGTGCAGCACTCCACATTTCTGACTGGGAAGTGTAGCCCCTACATGAAAAATACGGTGTGTCAAGTGGTCTGCAAGCCTGTCCTACAATATCTACAAGTGCATCTTTTTCAACCCACACTTCAACATAGTTCGGTTGACCTTTCCACTTATTCAGCAAATAAGAATACTTTGCGGAAGCGATCACATCAGATGGATTACTCCAATGACTATTTCCCCTAAGGTTTCTTGTCCGGTCTGTGATTGCTGTCCAGTCAATCAGACCTGCAAGTCTACCGTCATTGATCAGATTACCTATGTTCTTATAACTGCGTTCATTGTTTGGAATGTAGCCACGTGCTACCAACTGGTAATATGCCTGTCTAAGTGTCAATCCATATCCTTGTGCTTTGTACTCATTGATTACCTGATTTACCAGTCCGATCAGTTCAAGACTTTTAGGTCTGAAATTGATTTCTTTGTATTGAATCTTTGGCATCAGATCACCACCCCTTCAATCTCTGCAAAACGTCTTGCGTTTCGGAAGTGCTCCCATCTGTTTTCAGATGTATGAATACCGTACCCCCAAGGGAAAACACCTTGTTGCAACCCTTTTCTGACGGTGTTGTGATTCATCTGTAAAAGTTTTGCTGCATCTTCTACATCAAGTCTTGGAATTACACCATTTCTTACTTCTTTAGTCGGAAGAACAACAACCGCTTCCTCTTCTTTGGAAAAATAGTTTTCTTCAAGTCCAAGTGCTACTGCAATAGCAGCCTGAACATCTTCTGACGGTATCTGTTTCCCGGAAAGGTACTGACTGACAGAACCTTTACTTTTTCCGGTCATACCGCACACCTGACGTTGATTCAGATGTAGTTCCTGCATAGCCTGTTTCAGTTTTTCACTGAATGTCATAATTTCATCATTCCTTTCTTTTGGTTAAGAACTCTTAACTTTTTTCGTAAAAAAATAGATTGGTATAAATTCAGTTGGTATTGAAAGAAGTTCACAAGCCTTATTCATTTCAGACATGGTAAAATCAACAGTATTGTTTAATTTTGCAGACAAGGACACACTTGACATCCCCATAGCCTTAGCGAACTTTTCTTGTGTACCAAATACTTCCTTGATCTTTCCTCTTAATTTTGAAAAATCAAATGCCACTATTTTTCACCACCTTCCATTGTTGTCGGGAATGGACTGTTATTGTATTGACGCTGAATCCTCACCCTGATCCTACCACCTGGCAATTCTTCATATTTCAGAATATTGAATGTCTGATGCTTTGCCTTAATGTCATTAGCATATTTATTATATTCATCTACTGAATCAAATTCTAAAGTCAAATCAATACAACCTGCAATCACTCTTTTCATCTATCTCACACTCCTTTGTTATGATATAATCACCTGTAAGAAAGGGGTGATTATATGAGTTTAACTAAACAGGAACATGATATTTTGTATGACTGGATCACCGTCAATCTAATACCCACAAAAACCTTTAATGATAGAAAAACATCTTATGGTTTGAAACACATCTTTGAAAGGGATGATTGTGGTTTTTACATTGACAATGACGATTTCAAAAATATCATGTTAGAACATGGTTTCAAAGTTAAAAATCCAAATGACACCAACTGGATATTTAACATTTCTAAGCGTTCTCCTGCTTTACTGAAATAGTTTTTGCAAAATCAGGTATCATGCGATCAATCGGTTTTTCTAACATAATTTCACACACGTCAAAATCTTCTACTGCATGATACCCTGCTGAATTTAGCAAATTTGTCAATGTCGTTTTCCCAGTCTGCTGTTGCCCTGTGACCAAAATTAGTTGATTATTCGTAACAGCAGACTGTAATTTAGAATATTTCTTTTCCCCAAGAACAGTTTTCAAATATTGTTCTAATGTCACTTTTTCACCTTCCTTTCTGATCAGCAGCCCTTTTATAAATGTTGCCTGTTATAGAATGGTTTTTTATATTCCGGGAATCACCCTGAAAACCCGTATCAGATTTCACACTAAAACCTGTAAACTTGCTGTCCTGCAATGGGATTTTTAAAGCGTGTGACCCACGAACCGCTGAACAGTTTCACCTTAAAACTGAACAAAACTTGTCAACCATCACATAACAGACAACACTTATAAAAGAACTGCTATCTTATTTGACCTGTCATCATCAGATACAAGGTGGTCACCCTTGCATGACGGTCATTGCTGACCGTTTCGACTAAATGTAATACTCCTGTCCATATCTACTATCTGTTAACATATAAAGACCACCACGCATTTCTGTCGTATATACGGGCTTACCGTTTATGTTCCCAACTTGCTTAAGATGACCTTTCAAACAAGTTGTATATACAGTACTCCAAATATCAACAATCTTAATTTTAATTTCTTTTTCCACCTCATTACCCCTCTATTAAATCCCTGATCAAGATAATAACTCTGATCTTTGAACACCTTTCTGATTCTTCATAATACAGAACTTCTTTTACTGAAACTAATTCGATCTCATAACATTCATTGTAACTTGCCATAAGAAAATCTTCTGTTGATCTAAATGAATCTACCTCACCACAAGTTGTATTAACCAGTCTGATATTCACATATCTGTAATTCTTCTTAAGAAGTTCCTGAACAATACCAAGCCTTAATTCAGCTATTGACATTTTTCTTACCTTTATTTTTTCCTCTTTGTAACCGTAGTTCATTAAATTCATAGTCAAAACCTTCCTTTCATTCCTTTGGTTTGGTTACCTGCTGCAACAGGTTTGGAGTGGTCAGGGTACAGTGGATGGAACTGTCCCCTGACTTTGAAAAAATGCTGTTCAGAATAAAGTGCTGTGTCCTCTCGCTCGGTTGATTCTTCCGCTTAACAACTTCTTAATTAGGGGTAAAGTGTTGATTGGTTCAACCTGTTCAACTTTCTTCCAATAGTGGTGAACACTTTGCTTTCTTGCCCTGATGTTCATGCTTTCTTCAACTACTTTACCGGGTTACATACTTCTTCACACACTCTGTCTGATATCCGTCAGCATAACTACCATGTTACTTGTGTGCAGCCCCATCAGCTTACCCGGTATTTCCTGCTTTCTTTATTCTGTTGAGTTTTTTGTTAAGAACTCTTAACTTGTCTATATCTTACCTCTTAACTTCTATTCTGTCAATAGTTTTTTTAAGTTTTCTTAACTTTTTTTCAAGTTTGATTGAAAAACACTTAACTTTGTTTTATAATATAGGCATAAATAATATAGAAAGGAGTTACTAAGTATGCCTGACACATTTCAAAACCGATTAAAACAAGCGTTAGAACTTAGAGATATGAAACAAGTAGAACTTGCTGAAAAAACAGGGTTTTCTAAAGGTCGTATAAGTCAGTGGGTAAACGGAAAATATAAACCAACTGGTGAGGGTTTATACATCTTAGCAGAAACCCTAAAGATAAATGAAAGTTGGCTTATGGGAGAAGATGTGCCTATGGAGTACGATAGAAAAAAACTTGAAGAAAAATGTTCAGTATATGAAGTCATATCAAAACATTATGGTTCAGATGCCTATAAACTCATTGAACTTTTTTCAAAATTAAACGGTGTAGGTAAATCAAAAGCTATTGAAGAACTTTCAGATATGGTTCAGTTATCAAAATATACTAACCCTGTAAAAAGGGACGATCAAAAAATGGCATAATTTACCATATTACCCAAAAACAGAACAATATTATTCAGCTTGATTTTGAAGTATAGTAGTTAAAAAGGAGTAATGATATGGGATTATTCGGAAAAGCAAAACAAATAAAATTGATAATGTATCACTATAATGGGCTTCCGGGATTCAAAGAAAATGTCCCGTGTAATATGTTTCTTGATGAAGAAAACCTTCATCTACGGTTTGAATTATTCGCATCAAAAGACAGTTCAATCATTGAACTACCGCTGAACAAAATAACTAACGCAAAGCTTGTCAATGTTGAAGAAATCGAACAACAATCCAAAATAGGCAGGGCTGTTGTTGGTGGTATACTGTTTGGAAATGCCGGGGCTATCGTTGGTGCAATGTCAGCAGGTGAAAAAAAGAAAATTAAGACCATGTATATCATCAATTATATTTCAGACGGTGAAGAAAAAGTAATAACTTTACAAGAAAAAGGAAACATAAACTACTTCAAATTTCAGAAACGCTTAAATGAGTTATTACCAAAACAAGAGGGGCAAAAACTTCCTGATAAAATAACTTTGTAGGTGCTTAACTACGGTTACACTTAAATTCTATATTCTTATATTTTTACTTTTTTACACTATACTATAAATCAATAAAAGTAAAAATATAAAGAACTCACTATTAACCGTAGTCAACCGTAAACACCGCATAAATAAAGGATTTTAACCGTAGTTTTAACCGTAGTTAAGTGTAACTCATAAAAATAACCCCCAACTGTTGCAGCAGTCAGGGGTCTGTGATAACCAAACCAAAGGAATGAAATGATTTGGACTATGCAAGTACCATTATACCATTTCATTCCTGAATTTTCAATGAAGAAAGGAATGATATTATGGCAGAAGGTGTAAGAAAAAGAGGTAAAACGTGGTCTTATTATTTTGATACCGCAAAAATAAACGGTGAAAGAAATAAGGTTGAAAAGAGTGGATTCCGTACCCAAAAGGAAGCATTAGACGCAAGGGCAGCAGCAATTGCAGAATACAAAAATTCCGGCAGAACATTTTCACCTAAAGAAATCAGCGTTGCAGACTATCTTGATTACTGGTTAGAAAATGCTATTAAGAAAAACATTGATCATGGGTATAGTTATAATACATACCGGGAATATGAATCCAAGATCAGACTGCATCTGAAACCTGCTTTTGGTATCTACAAATTAAGCAGTTTCCAATATGCACCTGATAAAGTTCAGGAATGGGTTGATGATATGAAATTAAAAGGACTTTCTAAAAGCATGATCAAGAACACATTGACCTGCTTACAAGGTGCATTAAACTATGCAATATTGCCCCTAAAATACATTCAATCCAATCCTTGCATCCCGGTCAAAGTTGGAAAAATGCCGATAGACGTTGATGCAAAGGCTCACGCTGAATATGTTTGCCCCAAAGAAGAATTTGACAGAATCCTACAACGCTTTCCTGTTGATAATCATTTTTACCCATCTTTTGTTGTCCCATACCATATTGGTACACGTATCGGCGAAACTTTCGCCCTTGACTTAAATGAAGATGTGAATTTTAAAGAGCATGAACTCCACATTAAAGGGCAGTTAGTGAAAATTGAAAAGACGTGGTTTGTTAAACCACCAAAATATGATTCCTACCGTACCATTAAAATGGGGAAAACCTTAGAACAGGTGTTGAAAAATACGATTAAGCAAAGAAAAATAAATCAGATGAAGTACGGCGGTCAGTATATGAAAACTTACCTGCTGCCGGATAGTTCAATCACTCAAATCAGAGCTGATGTCACAGTTCCGTACAAAGAAATCATACCCCTGTGTGTGAAAGATAACGGTGTCCTCTTGACTCCGGATTCTTTCAAATATTGTGCAAGGGTAATTCACTATGAACTTGGAAACGTATTATTCCATGCTCATTGCTTGCGTCATACACATGGTACGATACTGGCAGAAGGTGGGGTGAATCCAAAAACCGTTATGGAACGATTAGGACACAAGGATATAAAAACGACATTACAGACTTATACTTTCAATACAACAGTGATGCAGTATGCTGCTGTTGACGTATTTGAACAGTCATTATAGGCATAACT